ATGAAATATCTTGATAACATAGTTTCATGTAAAAATTCAGAATTATGATTTGAAAAATAATTTTTTTTGTCAAATAATTGAAATGCGCTGTTTAGAGAAATTAGAGATGAATTATAACTTGAATCATATACAGTTACATCAAATGCTTTATATTCTAATAATTTAGCTGGCGTAAGTTGATTTATATCATTTTCACTGTATGGAAATAATAGTGGTTGACGTAAATTACATACTTCTTCCAGTTTTGTTTTGATAGGAGTATCAAGTTCGAACAATTCTAAATCATTACTTGTTTTCAGTTGATAAACTACATGCATATAAACGACAACTACAATACAAATTGTTAATAATGTTAGTAAAGTATTCATTATTAACATAGTATACTTGTTTTTATACAGTTTTACGAAGAAAATGTTAATCCAGGCCCCGAAACAGCATCTGTTAATTCATTTAATTTCAAAGTACTCTTCTTTTTGGTTGTAGGCGGTTTGATATTTGCATTCGATTCTAATGCAGAAATACGATCATTTAATGATTCTAAATCTAACAAACGTTTATTAATATCAGAAAATGCAGTGTTAAAATTATCCAAATCTGGTAAATTTTCGGTCACATATGTTTCGTGATTTCCTAATTTTGTTTCAAGAATAGAAACGGTTTTAGATAATTTGGTCTCAAGATCTTTAATTTTACCATTCAAATGATAAATAGCGTCTTGAGTAGAAATAAACTTAGGATTCATAGTTTTGCTAAAGAATTAAATATTATTGATTTTAACTAATAATAATTTCTTATTATACATCAATGGAAACTGAAAAGCCAAACTTTTTTAATCATGTTTTCAATTTTGAAACAGAAAGCAAAAATGAAATGGTAAATATCATACAATATTCGGTATTAGGTGTTATATTTGTTACTTTATTAAACAAAGGGGTTCAGACCTATATGCCTGAATTAGATAAAGATAAAGGAACTGTAGCAATATTAGTAGAAATTTTGATACAAGTTATTATATTATTTTTAGGTGTACTATTTATTCATAGAATTATTACTTTTATACCCACGGTAAGTGGTGCCCCTTATACAGATTTAAATTTAATAACTACTATACTTCCAGTATTAATTGTTATGTTAAGCGTTTCTAAATTAGGTGAAAAAGTTTCTATATTAATGGAACGGTTATTTAAGGGATCTACTGCAACAAATGTTAAATTAACTCCTAAACAACCTATAGGAAATGAAATGTCTGGTATTCCTCCACAAATACTTCCACCGGGTTTAAATACGTCTAATCCTATGGCAACACCTGAACCAGATTTCAATAGCATGTTTTCGGGTAATTCAACTCCTTTACAAAATCAACAACAATCATTTGAACCAGTTCCTTCTAACTTTTCCGGAAGTTTATTTTAGTATACTATAGTATGAACGCCTTTACAGATCTTTGTACCCCTGCAAAAATTTATTTAATTTTAGCAATAACAGGTCTTGTTAGTTCTTTATTCAATAAATTTAATTTAGTTGGATTTGTTTTTGGAATTATATTTATGACTATGTGGACATTTATTTTGAATTGGATATGTAATAAAGGGTACACAGTTATTTCGTGGTTTTTAGTAGTATTACCATTAATGTCTGCATTTGTACTTATGGGAATGTATATTAATCAATTATCCAATAAATAAGTTTAGGGAATTTTATTTTGTATTTATATAACATGGATTTTATTACTACATTTTGCACTCCAGCAAAAGTTTATTTACTAATAGCATCTATTGGATTTGTTGTAATGTTGTTTAACAAACCAAAGATAACTCGGTTGATTCCACCACTAATAATAATACCTTTGTGGACATTGTTACTAAATTGGTTATGCAGTAAGGGTCTTACAGAATTATCATGGGGGTTCGTAATAATACAAATAATTTTAATATGTATAATTATGCGAATGTATTTTAATGAATTTTATAATAAGTTTAGGTAATTTCACATTTTATTTTGTATTTATACAATATGAAATCGATTACTACATTTTGTACACCTGCCAAAGTTTATTTAATTTTAGCAGCAACAGGATTTATTGCATCTTTATTTAATAAAATAGGGGTAGTTCAACTCCTTAGTTCAATAATATTAATACCGTTATGGACTCTATTGTTAAATTGGCTATGCAGCAAAGGATTTTCTGTGTTGTCTTGGTTTTTAGTCATTTTAAAGTATTTTGTATTTTTTGCATTAATGAGTTTATACTTAACAATCCTGATGTAATTCATATTTATTTTTATTTATCAAATATATATGAATGAGTTCAATGTATATAAAATACCTGGATTTCATGTATTAATTACACAATCATACGAGAGTTATCCAATTATATCAGACGATTTTACCACAGAACTACATGAATATAAAGAGTTTAATATTCCAATTCAACAACCTGTTCCTAAAACCGAAAAAGATGTTAAAAAATTAGTGCACGACAATGATGAATTATCTATATCTCTTACCAAATATCAAATGTTTGTTAGAAATTTCATGTCAAATTATACACCATACAACGGTATGTTATTATTTCATGGATTAGGTACTGGTAAAACATGTTCTGCAATAACTATATGTGAAGAATATAGAAATTATCTTAAAAGTTCCGGAAAGAAACAAAGCATTTATGTATTATCGATGACAGACGCAATTCTTAAAAATTTCAAATATCAATTATTCAATGAATCTCATTTAGAAAAAATAAATAACAAATGGGTTTGTAATAGTTGTGTTGGAGATAAATTTTTACAGGAATTAGATCCATATCAAGTTTTACCTATGGAAAAACAAAATTTATGTAAATTAATACAATCTCTTATCGATGATTATTATGTTTTTCTTGGTTGTGCAGCATTCGCGAATAATTATGCACGAAATACAAATAACAAAACTGAACGTGGTAAAATGAATTATATACAAGAAAATTATGAAGGAGCACTATTTGTTATGGATGAAGCACATAATATAAAGGACGATACAACAGATACTATGCGGTTTTCAACGTGTATAACAGAAATCGTTACATACACTACAGTAAAATTATTAATGATGACAGCGACCCCTGTATTCCATAATTGTAAAGATTTTATATTTTTATCGCAATTATTAAACCGAAATGATAAAGTACCTTTTATACAAGATGCTTCTAAAATTTTTGATGCACAAGATAATTTTGTAGAAGGTGGTAAGGAGGTATTAATTCAACATTTACATGGTTATGTTTCATATGTAAAAGGAGAAAATCCATATTCATTTCCATATCGTATTTATCCAGAAACGAAATATAGTCATCCAGAAAATACAAAATATAAATTAGAACATTTACAAATATTTCCTGTAACATTAAGTGAATTTCAATCGAATAGATATATACAAGAACAAGAAAATACACCATCTACAGGTATGGAATTAACTGTATTCACTATTTATACACAGCTTGCCTTTATTACTTATCCAAATGGAGTAAAAATTGTTGAAGCAATGAATGTAAATGATAATGGCAAATTACCTGATATATCTTATCATACAGGTTCAGAGCATTTTTTTGATAAAGAACATATTCAAAAATATAGTGGTAAATTACATCAACTTCAGAATATGGTATCTACATCAGAAGGTATTATATTAATTTATGTCCAACAAATTGTAGAAGGTATTTATCCGATTGCTGTTGCTTTGGAAGCGATTGGTTACAAATATAAAGATAAACATCGAAGAACCAATTTATGTAAAGATTATAGTACAGTAACGGATACAAATTTGTCCTATGTTATTTTAAATCCCTCTGTAGTATCTTCACCCATTCAAGATATTATTACATCCATCAATGAAGAAGATAATAAAGATGGAAAACATATTAAAGTAATTATTATTACTGGTGCATTAACTGAAGGTGTAGATTTTAAGAATATTCGACAAATTCATATTCTAAATCCTTGGTGGAATTTAAGTCAAATTGAACAAATTATTGGTCGTGCAGTTAGATTTAGAAGTCATAAAGATTTACCTTTTGAATACAGAAATGTAGAAATATTTTTACATACTGCATTCTTACATGATAATTCAGTGCAAACAATTGATTATAAAATGTATGGTGATTGTGAGCAAAAAGCTAAAAAAATTGGAGAAGTAACTCGTGTATTGAAAGAAATTGCTTTTGATTGTAGATTTAATTCTGTACAAACTCAAAGTAATGAATCTTTAAATGGTTTAACTGTAAAACAAATAACGTCTTCTGGATTAAACAAAAAAACTCCAGTAGGAGATATACCCTATACAGTATTAACCGATTATATGAAAGATTGTAACTATAGTTGTGAAACGGAATCAACTGAACCAGGTACAAAATTATCTATGAATTATTTAACATCTCATATAAATGCAATAATCCAACAAATCAAAATATTATTTAATAAAAATTATGTATATACTCGTGAAGAATTATTAGAAGAATTAAACGTTGATGTTCCAGAAAAAATAGATTATACATTATCACAAATGATTAACAATAAAACTCCTATTTTTGATAGGTTTAATAGAGAAGGATACTTAGTAAATATTGGCGATGTTTATATGTTTCAACCTCCAGAATTAACTACTATGATTCCAACCTATGAACGTCGTATTCCAATGGCATATGTATATGATACTATTATTGTTGAAACACCTGAACGACAAAAAGTTCAATTGGATGTACAAAAAATAATTTCTACACTTCAAGGTAAATTTGATTTATCTGAAAAAGAATCTCCTCAAAAAATGCGTGCATTAGGAGACGAATACTTAGTGTATAGTGCATTCGATGAATTATATAAAAAATTAGTTACATTAATATCCGTTGATCCAATTGAATGGAAACAAGATAAAAAAATTATTTATATAAATGCTCTTATGGATAGGTTAACCGATGTCCAATGTGTAGAGTTGGGCAAATATTTACATTCTCAACCAAAATTAAATGAATTTGAACACATGTTAAAAGATTATTATAAACAATTTCAAGTAAAAGATATTTATATTTTATGGGCATATAATGTAAATCGTGTTGCATATTATACAACAGATTGGAAAGAGTATGTTCATTATGATTATCCAACTCTACAACTACTTAAAAAAGATGCTGATAAAAATTTAGATAACAAGGATTTACCATTAGGTGGTATTTCTGCATCCAAAGATTTATCCGAACGCGAATTTAAATTATCATTACCGACAACACCCAATGAAAAACCTCGGTATGGATTTAAAATTACTAAAAAACCAGATGCATTAGATATATTATTTCAGTTGATTCCGACATCACCTAAAGAAGAAACCAAGCACAAAATAGAACATATTATTTTACAGGTTGAATTTTGTTTGCGATTTTTTGATATGAAAAAATACGGATCTAAAGGAAAACGGTGGTTTTTGAATCCAGTAGAAGTAATACAAAATGTAGCCAGAAATTTTAATTTAATTAATGAAAATATAAAAGAAAAAAGTAAGAAAAATTGAGTTAAAATGAAGAATAGTATCTGTATATAACATGATATATACAGATTCGCTTTTGACCAGGTCGGTACAAATTCCTATGTCCGAATGTGGTAAAAATATTACAGAAATTCTTGAACATACATTGAAACCATTAGAAGGTAAATGCATTACAGAAGGTTATTTGAAAAAAGATTCAATCCATGTTGTTAAATTTTCAAGTGGAATAATGAAAGATCATTATGCAATATTTACTGTTGTATTTCAAGCTAAAATTGCAGTACCTTTTATAAATCAAGAATTAGAATGTATAGTAGAAACAAATACTATTGCTGGTCTACAATGTAAATTATATCCGGATGATGATTCTCCTTTTATTATTTTCCTTGCAAAAGACCATCATATGGAAGACCGTACATTCTTTACTTGTGTTGTTGGGTCTATTTTACGTGTATCTATTATTGGAAAAAGATATAGTGTAAATGATTCTAATATTTCGGTTATTGCAAAATTATTAAGTAAAGAAAAATAATATGTTTGAAACATTATTTTTATATATACCTCTCAATAATGTCAATTACATCTTTTTTAAATGATAGAGGAATTTATGATATGGAAGGTCATAGTCAACAAGTTCCAGGACAAGTACAAGATTTAATTCAATTAACCAATAAACCAAATATATCAGTTATGGAAATTGGATTTAATGCAGGACATTCTGCAGAAGTCTTCTTACAAAACAATAAAGAGTTGACATTAGTATCATTTGATTTAGGCGAACATAACTATGTTATAAGTGCAAAAGAATATATAGATTGTACTTACCCGAATAGACACAGATTAATTTTTGGTGATAGTAGAAAAACTATTCCTATTTATTTAGAAAATAATAAAAACACCAAATTTGATATTATATTTATTGATGGAGGACATCAATATGAAATAGCAAAAACAGACATAGACAATTGTTTTAAGTTAGCACACAAAGATACAATTGTTATTTTAGACGATACTATATTTACAGCTGGATGGGAACAAGAATATACACTTGGTCCCACAAAAATTTGGAAAGAATATGTTGACCAAAATAAAATTGTAGAAATAAATAAAAAAGATTATTGGAATGGTAGAGGAATGTCTTGGGGTAAATATAATTTATAAAATAGTTGATTTTTATTCTATTAATCAAGTATTTTAAAACCATGTATATACTATGAAAATTGAATTATTATTCATTGCAATTATTGTATTTGTTGTTATGGATACCATGAACGATGGTAAATATACAAAACAATTAAAACATTATAAAAAATATATAAAAATAGTTGGATTTTTATTTGCTGCATTTTCCATGTATCTTTTTATTAAAAAAAATCCATCGGAATCCAGATCTATGATGGGACATTTAAACGGAATGATACATTATATGCCAATGGATAAACAATCTAAAGATATGATAACGCCATTTTTAAATACACATGTAGTTCCTTCTCAAGAACAACGTATTATGAAAAGTGGAAATGATTCTACATCTAGAAGTGTTAGTGGAACAAAGAAAAAATATGTAGCAGCAAGTCAAAATTGGAAATGTAATGGTTGTAATGGAACATTAGATGCATGGTATGAAATTGATCATAAAATTAGACTTGCTGATGGAGGATCAAACCATATAACAAATTTGGTTGCATTGTGTAGAAATTGTCATGGAAAGAAAACAATGATTGAAAATTTTTAACTTTTTTATAGAATAAATGTATATATGGATAGAATAAGAAATGTTCCAGGAAATAATAAACGTATGTTGTATTTATTAGTTTCTATAATAGTAATTGGAACAATTCTATTTTTTTACCTGATCAATCCTAAAAGAAAAATAGTTGAAAATTCAAAAAATTTGTACAATTTATCGATCGATAAAATGAATACCAGTTATGGTAAGGCAAAAAAAGAAGCAGAAGATTCGGCAAGTAATGCAAGATATTCATGGGATAGAAATTTAATTATGATTTATAAAACCATTATAGAATTTTTGTTATTTGTATTAACTATCGTATTTAATTTGTATAATCCATTTTTAAACATAGAATATAAATTAACAGCAACAATGGGAGTAAATGCTCTTTTATTAGCTGCAATATTAGTTGAATATTTTTCGGATATAATAGATACATTTTTCAAAGATAATTTACATTCTATTGATAGTTTACCTCCAAACAAAACAGTAAAGGACGACCCTAATTTACACGATAGTTATCCAAATAAATTATTAGTATTATTGAATACGGTAAGTGTTGGTATTTGTTCTATTTTATATATGGTATGGCACCGAGATAATTTATTTATTGTATATGCTGTTATTTCTTACATTTTAAGTTTACTTACATTATTTGATGTACCTGGATTTGCCTCTGAATTTTATATTTTTATTTTATATTTTATTCTAAATATTCCAATGGTTACAATGACCGTAGCTCATTTAAATTTACCAGTTGCAACTACAACACATGGTGTTTATATACCATTGTTAATTGCATTTTATATTTTGACTATTATTGCGTTAACAACATTAGGTATAGTAGATATTTATAACACTCAAAATGTATATGTAATTTTAGGTTTAATTGGGTTATCCTTTTTATATCATGCACAAACATTAACAAATTCTATTTATAAAACGTTTGTATTTATTGTTTCTATGATTATGTTAGTTATTGTTATAGTACATTATATCATTATTCAGTATAATTGGATTTTATACATGGCATTATATAGTATTATTATTATAATTATAATTTATATAGCACCAAAACCAAATCCATCTCATCTATTAGGTCAATTAAAACCATTAGAAATTACAAACCAAGAAATAATTTTATTTGTTGCAGAAATTGTATTTATACTTGCTTTCATCTATATGAGAACAGTAAACAAAAAAATATATACAGCTAATGGTTATCAAATTGTAAATAATCCATTAACATTACAAACTTATAGTAATACGATATTGAAAGATAAACCTGAATATGATTATGGAATATCATTTTGGGTATATATTCAACCAATGAATCCCGGATCTGCACCACAAGCAACCGAATACACCAGTATAATTTCATATGGTGGAAAACCAAGTGTTTCCTATAATAGTGCATTAAATAGGATGCGTATTGAAATTAAAACAGATGGTAAAATAAAAGATAAATTGAAAGATATAATGAAAGATAAAATGAAAGATAAAATAGAAAATAAATCGGAAACTAAACTTGTTGCCGAAATTAAATCGGTTCCTCTACAAAAATGGAACCATGTTGTATTAAACTATGTAAATGGCACATGCGATGTTTTTATGAACGGAGAATTAATTTCTTCAAAAAGAGATATTATTCCAATTAAAGAAGCAGATTCAGTTGAAATAGGTGCAGTAGATGGTATTCAAGGATCAATATGTAATGTCATTTTGTTCAATAAACAATTATCCTCTTCCAAAATAAAAGGTCTATATGACCAATTTTCAGGTAAAAATCCACCTACTATTTAATCACGATCTGTTATACTATAGGTAGACAAACAAGAATGTATATAATTTAATACTTGTATTCTTTCTACATTGTACGGGCGTATCATTTGTATTGCCTCTTCATAAGTTACCCACTTCATATCAGACACTTCGGATTCTTGAAATGAATTTTTTGAATGTAGTATATCACTTTTTCCAATATAATATTTATGTGTATACGATTTATAATTAGAACCTGTAAATATTTCTTCATACGGAAAAACATTTTTTATAATATGTAAACAATGTTTATCATAACCCGTTTCTTCTTCGTATTCTCTCAATGCACAAGCTAATTCTGTTTCATATGGATTTCGGCGACCTTTTGGAAATCCCCATTCAGGTGTTTCCCACGTAGTCACACTCGATTCTATTATTTTTTGTAAATATATTTGTTCGTTGTTTACTTCGTAACCTTTTTTTATCGTATAGAATTTTTCTTTTGCATTTAGTTCATCTACAGAATTGTCAGATTTTACTCCCCATAAATCACACCATAAATAATTAAAATCTTTTGATAAAATGTTTTCTTTTTCGGATATAGTCATTTCATTAATTAAATTTAAGATGTGGTTTATGTTCTGAAATGAATATTTACCACGAATAAAATCAGTATATCCAAGTGTTTTTCTTCTGCATATCATTAAATATTTGTCCTTGACTATATGAATAATACCATAACTTGTAATTGGCATAATACATGATTTTGAACTATGTTTAGATTTATTACAATTTACACATCTTTTCATAGGATATAAGTTGGATTGTTTTTATATTATATTACATATATGGATCCAACTGTATGGGGACCTTCCTATTGGTTTTTTTTACATAATGTAGCATTTAATTATCCAACACATCCTACCACAATACAAAAAAAAATTCATTATAGACTGATTCACAATTTTCATGAATTTTTACCAAATAAAACAATGGGAACTATATTCATAAAATTATTGGAAAAATATCCAGTTACACCTTATTTAGATAATCAAAAAGATTTTATAAAATGGATGCATTTCATACACAACAAAATAAACATACGATTAGATAAACCAACTATCACATTACAAGAACATTATAATCAATTTAATGAAGCATATGAACCTCGACAATCAAAACTACATCGGTTTTTTAAACAACGTTATACTGTTATTTTTGTTATTGTTATTTTATTATTATCTGGCTATGCATTTATTTATTTACAAAAGGGGGGCGTGTCTTGATATAACAGTCAATTTTGGGAATAGTTAAAACAGAATTTGGTTTAATTGTAAATGCCATATTTGTTGGATACGATTCAAAATATATTATAGATGTAGTTGTTTGTACAGGAATAAATACTATGTAATCTGTATCTACTTGTGTATCTACATCTGTCATAGGAGGAACAGAAACGTCTACATATTGTGGTACACTTCTGGTATTTACAATATATCCATGTATTTTTGGTCTATTTTGTTCTTGAGGAAGAAGTAAAACAGGTAAAGGTGGTACATTAGGAGTATATTCTGGAGTTTGAATTAATTCTCCACCTAAATAAGATGCAGAACCGTATAAATCTTTATAATTAGATGTAAAAGTTTTACCATCATTATTTAATACTTCTATAAATTGACAATTTGTTGCTACCGGAAAAATATTATCAGGTAAATTTAAAATTGTATGCCAATTAATTGAGGGAGTAATTCCATCCGTAGTATTGAATAAAAATTGTGTCCTGAGATCTGAATCTTGTGCTGGAACAAATCGTGTTCTATAAGAAATATCAATCGTATTTGTACTGGGCCGTACTGTAATTGTATTTGTATTAAAATTAATTTGTGGATAAGTATATAATCGTTGAAATTGATAAATATTAGTAGATGTAAGTGTTGGATCAGGAATATTATATGTCTCTGTTAATATTTGAAACACTTTTTGAATAGATTTGCCTTCTTTTAACAACCTTATTATAGTACCTTCTTTCCATGTATATCCATCATTTATATATGGTCTAAATCTACAAGGTATTTTATAAATTGTATTATTAAATTGTACACTATCTATATTTAATTTATAAGATAATTGTTTAAATGAAATATCATTGGTTACACCTCCAGGACCATTTGTAAGTGTTGAATATTTGAGAATCAATTGTTTATGTTTTAAATACATATCAGGTGTTGGTTTTACATAGGGTAAAGAATACCTTGGATTACTTGGATTTGTTATATTATATATTGAATTGCCCAATATATAAGATTTGTTTGATTTACAAGGATTAATCATAGTTTATCTATATATTTCAATTTGGATTTTGAACATACCATTGTAATGATAAATATGGTGGATTACTTGTCATATTTGATTTTGAATTTACAACCAAATCTGGTCCTTTATCTACAATTGAAACTATTTCTCCAGGAGATAATGAATAATTGTAATATCTTAAATCTGAAATATAGCCAGAAAATCCACCATTTAGACCAACATGTACATTTCCATAATTTTGTTTTGCTACATTTCCTAATACATGTCTTTTTGCCAATGATCCATTAATGTATATATCCAAATTACTATTTTCTACTCGAATAATAACGTGTAGCCATTTGTTTAATGGAATATTCGGAATACGAACCTCTTCATTAATTGTTGTAAATGTATTCATAATAACCACTAATTCATTTTTATTAGGTGCTAAATAAAGTCCTGGTGCATTATTCGGAAAATTCATTCCAATATGCTGTCCAGTGGCTTGAATGTTATTATCACCTTTGTGGAAAATATGTTGATATTGATTTGTTTTTCCTAAATCTGTTATATTTAACCAAACAGCCCAAGTAAATTCTAATCCATGAATCTCATTCATTGACCGTTCAATAGGTACCGAACCTTCCATTTTTGGATCTTGTTTAATTATCAATGGTACACTACCTGGAACCATTCCTTTTATTACATATGGTCTTGAAGCTGGCTGCATCAAATATCCAATTACATTTATTCCTACTATCAAAAGAATAGTAAATACAATTAATGCCAATATAATAATAATAAACTTTTGTATAGGAGAATCCATATATAATAGTAGGAAAATTAAATAGTAATGGACGCTTGAACACTATTTCCTTTTAAGAAAGTTAATTGGAATTTATATTGGTTAAAGAAATTACTTATTATGTTTCCTCCTGGTCCACCTTGATATATGTTCCATGCTTGTTGGGGGTTTACAGTATCATTCCAATAATTAAATCTGGACGTATATCCAGAAAATCCAGATAAAGGTGTTAAATAAATAGATTTAGTATCATCTACAAATGCAGGAGAAGGTAACACACATGTTTTTATTAATTTTCCATTAATATAGCAATCTAAAGAACGATTATTTAATGTTACAATTAAATTTGTCCATTTTTGTATAGGAATATCTTTTACTGTACATAAAAATAATTCCTCCGTGTTTGTCATAGCTACCTTTACAACAATGTTATTTTCAATAGGCGATAATACTACACCTGGCATTAATTTTGTATTTCCTCTACAGAATACAATTTTTTCAGATCCATAACGATACGACCAATCGTCTATGTACATCCAAACACTATATGCATAGTTTACAGATGCTCCTGTAGGCAGCGAACTTGGTGGAATAACTAATTGTTTTTTTGCATCTGCAAAATTACTTAATGCAGTAGGTCCATTAAATAACCATGCCAATACATATACAATAAATACAAAAAATATAATCATCAGCAGAAATTGAATCATACTATTGAAGTAGAAATTAATTTTACGGTATTATTATTAATGAATCAATAGTATGTGATCTACGTGGAATTGTTATATGTTTATAATTTACCTTTGTAATGGGAACATGTATATGATGATTAATAGTAAAAAACGGATTTTCATTCATAAAAGCAATTATTTTTTTAATTAATTTGTTATATTCTGTATGTCTATAGCATGAATTCATTGAATACAATGAATGCGTATAATGGTATAATAATGATTTAAATCCCACTAAAATATTATCAGGAATTGTATCTGAATTTGAAAGTATAGGTGTAAACTGTAAAGTTGCTAAACTATAAATAGTTAATTCATCAAACATTGTTCTTAATTCTCTACAGGTTGTATGAGGTGTGTATTGTTTAATTTTATTGTCTATAATATATTCTTTAACCAATCCTTCATATTTCAATGAAAATATAGCTAAATTAAAATTTTCTTTCATGAATAATGAAAATAGTGGATGTATTATAAATCCACGTGTTAACATGCAAAAATATATAATATACAAATTTTTTACAGAAAACGCAATATTTGTATACGGATTTTTAACACGTAATGGTACCGAAAAAAGATGCTCGTCTGAATTAATTAATGAATTAAATATAATATTGGATAAATCAAAAATTCGGAATGTATATTTTTTATAATCGTGCATGATATCTATTAATTCGTTAGGACGCAACTCTTCTAATGGTTTTAAAGATAAATCTGTTGTAGAATATGATTTTCTACGTTTTCGTATATATTTAATAAATACATTTTTTAATATATTTAGTTTTTGTTTTGCATCACAATACGTATTCAAAATAACAATTTTTATATATGGATGTATAAATGAATTTGTCTCTACATAATCAGAATATAATCTACTTTTATATTCCGAATACATTTCAAATACATTTTCAATAAGCGGAACATTTACATAACAAACATCTTTACACCATAATTTTATATTTTCTTCGTTTTTTTTAATTTCATATTTAAAAAAATGATCTATCATTTATTTAAATATCTATATATATTTATATTAGTTATAAATCTAATACATATGCCATGTCGCTAAACTCTTTATTTTCTGTTATATCATTGATACTACCCAAATTTTCTTTAATTTCAATTCCATCGCACATTGAACTTTCAATATTAAATTTAGTTTCTTTCTGTTTTGTATTGATTTCAGTATGTTTCAATTGATCTATATCTGTCATAATATCAAAAGCATTGGTACCATATTGTCCTGGCTGTCCTAACATAACATTACAGGATACACCTCGCGCTGTTTCAAATTCAGCAAACATTGCCGCTTTCAATAACATTTCAGGCGTTTCTTCAAAAGATGCTTTGGCAATAGGTCCAATATCATCATTATTGATACCATGGCGCGAAATAGCAATCAATTTAGAATTACATGTCATACGATCACACAGCAATGATAAATGATGATCATTAATAGTCGAACCACCAGATGCAGAAATCACATATTTAAATTCATTCAGAATACTTTCACGTGCAGCTTCAATACCAAGTACATGTGCCATTTCTCGAATATCATTACTGTAAGTTTTGGTTGCATCAATATAATCTAAACCAAGAACATCAATTAAATTAGAACCAACAGTATCCAGTACATAAATTTTAGGTTGTGTACTATTTTCATTTTTAATTACAATATTACCGTTTTCTTTGACCAACATATTTTTAACTTCTCGGAAATTAATTTTTTCAATATATTTAATACCACGTAATATTGTACTATTCAAAATGTGCTCTTGCATAGATTTTAATTTATACATATCATCGATATCTTTGTATACATTCTTTTTATTAATTTTAGTTAACAATTGAATACGGAATATTAATTCATCTTCATTATAATCTGTATATATACATTCAATTTCACGTGCATATTGCTGTTTCAATGTGAAATTGATATCATCCATTGTTATCTTTTTATTAAACATTTGTTCTTTATCAAGTACTAAACGAATCACCCATTTAGATTCAGTACTATACTGTTTTTCAGTTTCCGTAGTACATCCATCGAGTATAGAATCAATATCCATACAGGCTTTAATTAATTTACTATCGCGACTATTCTTTTCAAATATAATACTTGCCGAATATACAATATCGACTAATCTCGTATGTTCTATCATATTTATGATTGTCTTTGCCCGTTCCAAATCATGTTGTTCAAATTCTTTTAGATAAATTGTATCCGATGGTTGTTTAATTGTGGTAGATAAGGATAAAATTTCTTCAATACGCGGTACACCAAGAGTTACATTTGTTTTACTTGCTACACCAGCAAAATGGAAAGTATTCAATGTCATCTGAGTAGTTGGTTCACCACAAGACTGTGCAGCAATAATACCAACCATTTCACCCGGATTTACCAAAGCTTGTTTATAATGAAGTATAATATTTTCAAGTAGAATAGTAATAGATGCACGATTCAAATGATGTGATAATATTAATTCACGAGGAGATAAGTTGAATTCAAATAATAATTCAAATAGTACAGTTGGTGCATAGGAACCGAGCGATCTTAATTTTTTTAAGTAAGAAGTTGTTAACTCATAAATTTCTAATGGTGTAATGTCGATACTGGAATCCTTAGAAGCATTTGCCTGATTTTTTATATTTTGAATAATGTGTGCAAAATTAACAGGTATTAATATTTTGTATGATTTTTCACTTGTATAATTGAATACATTTTTGATAATTTTATCACGTATTTGTATCATATATTCAATAATAGTTTTACTATGATGATTACATTCTAATTTCTGTTCTTGGTACCGTTGAAATGTATCCTTATCAAATATTCCGGCAAATTCTTCAAAATTACTATGAAAATGAGCATATATTTGTTCTTGTTTCATAGAACATAATTGTATTGATTGTGTTTCTACTTTACATGGATCAATATTATCATCACCATATTTAAATTGCATAATTTTATTTTTTGAATTTCTAACAGTACCATCATAACCAGTAATACAATCTTCAAGCGCTTTAATCAACCTGCGCTGAATATAACCAGTTGTAGAAGTTTTTACTGCAGTATCAATCAAACCAATACGACCGCCCATTGCGTGGAAGAAGAATTCAATAGGAGTTAACCCTTCTATGAATGATGAAGCAACAAATCCACGTGCTTCAGGTCGATCATCATATTTTGTAAAATGAGGTAGCGTACGATCATCAAACCCGTAATCAATACGTTTGCCGTCGATTTGCTGCGGTCCCAAACAAGCAACCATCTGGGCAATATTTACATCGGAACCTTTAGAACCGGAATCTACCATTCCTTTGAATCTATTGGATTTATCCAGTGCATCAATACCAATTTTGGTAGATTCTTGATTTGCTTTACCAAGAATACTATTTACTTGAAATTCAAATTCTTCCAAATTTGTTTTACCTGTATCATTTTTAAACTCATTTAGATGTACTGATTGAATTAGTTTGGATACTGTAATATAATGTTCATAAATTTTTGACTTGATATCCTGTTTCAAACTTTGACCATTTTTAATTGGTAAATATAAATCACTAATACCAACACTAAACGAGTGTGTTTTCATATATTCATTCACAATATATTGAAGATTATCTATGAAATCACATGTTTGAATATGTCCAAAATCATTATAAATACGATGTATTAAACCGTTTGAATTTCCACCTAACACACCCTTTTTCAGTTGTCCTTTAATATATTTTCCATTTTTAATGACTACACCATCTGAAGCAATAGTCATTGCTGGAATAATCATAGATAGAATATTATAATTGGTAATCTTCTTTTCTGTAAAAATAGCAGGATCAATATGATTACATTTATTTAACAATTTCATAGCCTGAAGAGGTGTAAATTGAATTTCTTCTTGCGAGAATACATATGCACCTACCAATGAATCCTGAAAAATTCCAATAATAGGAGAACTGGATGCCGGACTGACTATTTGATATGGTACTGCAGCCAAATGTCTCAGTTCAGTTTCAGTTTCTAAACTTTGCGGCATATGTAAATTCATTTCATCACCATCGAAATCAGCATTATACGGTTTTGTATCTCCTACATTCATGCGAAACGTATCTCCTTTATACATAATACGCACTTTATGCCCCATCATACTCATCCTGTGTAGAGTTGGTTGACGGTTAAATAGAATTACATCTCCATCCATCATATGTCTATGTACAATATCTCCTATTTCCAGTTTAATTAAAGATCGGTTTGCATATTT